TCAACAGGAAGTATTAAATAAAGCTCCATTAAAAATATACATAGGATAATTAAATGTCTCAAACAAAACCATTTTTTATACCACAAAAAGAATTTGATTTATTGAATCAAATGAATGAAGAATTAATTGATGAAATTATTGGACAATCAGTTGATATTTATAAAGTGAATATTGATAAAACTGAAGATAATATGTATGGTGAATCAACCGCTAAATACTATGATATAGGATTCAGAGTCAATTGTTTGATTGAATATGCTGAACCTACGATAGAACAAGACGAGTTTGGAGCAGATTTAAATTCAAATATAACAATGTTCTTTCAAAGAGAAAATTTATCAAGTGGTTCATTGAATTTTTATCCTGAGAATGGTGATATTGTAGATTGGAATGATTACTATTGGGAAATTAATGGAACAACAGAACCAAAATTATTCGGAGGACATCCGAACTTTAAACATAACATTGTAGCGACAGCACATCGTTCAAGATTATCATCGTTACAAATAGAGGAAAGGCCTAAATAATGAGTTTAGATATTTTAAAAGAAAGATTTAATGGAAAACTAACAACTATCAAATATGAACAAGAGATAGATTATAGAGAAAAGACTATTAAAAATTTAGAGGAAGAAACTAACAACTTATCAAATCAAGTGGTAAATTTAGAAAATGAAAAAACTAATCTTTTACAAGAGTTAAATAAAGCTAGAAATTTTGAAACTGGATTATTTTCTACAAAACAAAAAGAGTTTGAAAATAAAATAAATGAAAGAAAATATGATATTGAAGAACTTGAAAGTGAAAATTATTCTTTACAAGAACAAATTAACAAAAAAAATGAAAGACTTGAATATAAAGATAAAATAATTAATAACTCTAACAATATTTTAAAAGAGGCAAAAAATAAAATAAATCGTTTAGCTGCAAAATTACAAAATTCAAAAAATTCTAAAAAAGAATTAAAGTTAGAAATTAGAAAAACTTATAAAGAATATTTATTTGAGATAAATAATTTTGAAAGCCAAATAAAAGATAAAAATCAACTTATAAGTGAACAGAAACAAATATTAAAAGAAAAAAATAAAAAAATAAAACAAGTTACTGATATAATAAAAGAGTTAAAAACAAAAAATGATAAGAGAAACGAAGTAATCAATGAGTTAAGTGATAAATTACAACAAAGTGAAAATTCCTTAATTGTAGAAAATGGTAAATTTCAAAAAGAAATTGATAGTAAAGAAGATACAATTTCAGAATTACAAAGTGAAGTGGATATACTTTCAAATAAAGTAATTTCATTATCTGAAACAGTTGAAGACAAATCTGTTTTGGAAAAAAGATTACAAGAAGCAGAACAATTTCAACAGGTGGTTAAAAATACTAAAAGTAATTATAAACAAGTTCCACAAATGAAATCAAAATTATTTAATACAGATAATTTAATTTCAATGTTAAAAGAGGTATCAAAACAAAAACAAGGTCCAAAACCACTGTCTTGGAAACAATGGATAGAAATACCAGAAAATAAATATTTAAATGAATTAAATCATAAAATAGCTAAAAAAATATTTAATGAAAATAATAATTTATATTTAGAAGATGAGAGAAGAAAACACGACAGACACTCACGAATGGAGTTAGAAGCCTCATCCACTGCATTATTACCATTAACAGTTGGTAATTTAAAAGGTTATTATTCATCAACATCATTATCCAATCTTTCAAATGAAGACAATGTTAGTCAATGGGATGATTTAAGTGAAAGTAAAAATCATTTAACACAAGGTACTGCTAATGCACAACCTGAATACAATGCTGTAAAAAATAGTTTACAATTTAAAAGAGGGGCTAGTGATATAGACCATATGGATTTCACAACTGGTTTAGCTTTATCTGAATTTACATTGTTTTTTGCACTTGATTTTGATGATAACGCACGTCAAGTGTTATTAAAAGATACTGCTGGAAATGACTTAATTGAGGTTTTATACATTAATCCCAATAGAGCATCACTTTTAGTAAAGGGTAATGATGGGACTAATAGTGTATCTTCAACTGTTCTACCTGATGACGGCACAATTCCACAAAGCAAAAGACATTTATTAACTTGTAGAAAGAAAGCACACAATAGTGATGATGGATTTGGACAAGTGGAGTGGTTCTTAAACAAAACATCTTTAGGAACAAATAATGATTATGATGAAAACATTTTACAAACCATTAATGAACTTGGTTTTGGAAATAGTGGTACGGGATTCGAAGGAAACATATATGAAATGGCGATTTATGAAAAAGCTTTAGATGGTGGGCAACTTGGAAAATTACAAGACTACTTTATCGATAGAACAAATATAAGTGTATAAGGATAACCAATGGCTGTTCAACAAATAACAGGAAAAAAGATTACTAAGTATGATACTTCAAATCCTAACTTTGTAGAAAAACCTAAACCAAAACAAGAGGTGAGTGGTAATGTGCAAGAGGATGAAGATATGTATGGTGAAAGAAAACACACTTACATACCCGAACCAAATGGTAATCTACAAATGGAACAAATGATGGGTAAGTTGATGAATAAGTTGGATAACTTTGATTCACCGAGTCAAACAGGTGTAAAAGCTATTGAAGTAGATATTAAAAAAGAAATTGCAATTGGTAAAGCTGATATGAGTAGTATTAAATCAGAAGAAGTAAAGGGTAAAGTTAATAACAAATTAGATAAACTTAAAAAACTGAGAAGACGAAATGGCCGTTAATAAAATAACAAATAAACAAACACTTAATAGGGAGTCAGTTAATAGAGCCACACAAGTGTCTACAAAAACTAATAGAGTTCGTGGTAATGCAAAACAGACATTAACTCCAGGAAAAGATTTTAATAATAATTTTGCTGTAACATTAAAAGATATTGATACATCTGTAATGACTCATATGAAAAATGTAATGAAACCAAAAATAAAAGAAGCTAACGAAATAATTAAAGTTCCTGTTTATTATGGTAATGAGGAAAGATGGAAAAATTTTAGAAAAAGGGGTGTGTTAAGAGATAAAAATGGCTCATTAATATTACCATTAATTATGTTTAGAAGAACTGATGTTTCTTTTGATGATAATATGCCTATGTCTTTCGACCACGATGTAAAAGGTGAATTTATAAAAGTAGCTAGAAGTAATGCCTGGTCAAAAGATAATCAATATGATAGATTTTCAGTTCAAAGAGGACTTAAACCCGTACAAGAAGTTATTTATACTGGAATGCCAGACCACGTAGTTTGTAATTATTCAGTAGTAATGATGACTAATTATATTGAACAAATGAATATATTAAGTGATTTATTTCTTGAACATATTGGAACATACTTTGGTGATTCAGAACAATATAAATTTTTATCTTCATTGGATGGTAGTATAAGTGATGCATCTGAAATGAATCAAGATGGTGAACGATTGATAAAAACTGAATTTGGTTTATCAATAAAAGCATATGTAATACCTGAATTTACAAGTAATATATTTGGAACAACTAATGAAACTTCAAAAGCACTTACACCATCAAGAGTTGTGTTTGGGTTTGAGGGTGATGCTACAGACGAACAAGTAGGAAAATAAATCACTTGTTTTGAAAATTTATATATATTTATATATGAAACATTAATGGAGGTTATAAATGCCAGAAGAAGTAAAATTCACAGAAGAAGAACTTAAACAAGTTCAAGATATACAACAAAGTTATGCAAATGTTCAAAATCAATTCGGACAATTAAAATTAGCTCAAATCAGATTAGACGAACAAGAAGTTGAATTAGAAGAATCTTTGAAATCAATTCAAGATGATGAAAAGAAATTTCTTGATGGAATTACTAATAAGTATGGACAAGGTTCTTTAAATCCAGAAACAGGTGTATTCACACCAAATAAATCTGAATAATAAAAAAAAAATTATCGTTTGAGAGTTTAATCATATATTTATATATGAATAATACTAATGCGCAAAAATAGTATATACCTCAAAAATTAAAAAGTTAACTTAGGAGAAATTCAATGGCCGAAAAAATAATTTCACCTGGTGTATTTACAAATGAAATAGACCAGACGTTTTTACCTTCCGCTGTGGCTGATATTGGAGCTGCACTCATTGGACCAACACTTAAAGGTCCTGCAGGAATCCCAACCGTTGTAACATCATTTTCTGATTTCCAAGCGAAATTTGGAGATACGTTTAGAACGGGTTCGGATTCAGTCCAATTCTTAACCTCACATGCAGCTGAAGAATATTTAAAAAATTCAGACACACTAACTGTTGTTAGAATAATGGCAGATGGTTCACAAGGTTTTGGACCAGCTTCCGCTGATGTTGTTACTACAAATTCAACCGTAACAACTGGTCTCACTCCAGCTACTGGTTCTGTAAATGCAACTACATTTAAAACAGGTATTGGAGAAGTTTATAAAATAACACAAGGAAGTGATACATTTACATTCATCGCATCTGGTGATGGTGGTGGTGATGCCTCAGATGATTCAATTAGATTCTTTGTAAATGGTGCTACGAGAGGAGCTCATATTACAAACTTAGTAAATGAAATAAATGCTGTTTCCGCACTAAATGTAACAGCAGAATCATCATCAAAAGGAATTTTAGGACTTAGTGCTTCATTAGCAGGAACAACTTCAAATGGTATTACATTCCTAACAGCTTCTGCTGGTGCTCCAAGTGGATTTACAACTGCTCCGGCAGGTTCTGGAGCTGGTGGTGGTATAGCAGGTAAAGGTGGTTCATTCACACTCGGTGGTGGTACTAATAGTGCTGGAACTACTACAACTTGTTTCACATTAGAAACATTAGCTGATGGTACAATAATGAATAATGGTAATGCAACTGCTAGAGTAAATAATGTTTTAGTTAGTGGTTCAAAACATAATGTTAGATATGAAGTTGTTTCTAAAAATGATAAAAAAGGTACTTTTAATTTAACAATTAGGGCTGGTAATGATAATGTTAAAAGAAAACAAATACTTGAATCATTTAATAATATAACATTAGACCCTAATTCACCTAACTTTATTTCAAAAGTTATTGGAGACCAAAAACAACAAGTTAAAACAGAGGGAAGTACAAAATACTTACAATTAACTGGTTCATTTGCAAACGCTTCAAGATTTGTAAGAGTTAAAAGTGTTAGTACACCTACAATTGATTATTTAGATGAGAATGGGAATGTAAGTGACATACCTGTAAATGGTGGTCATATATCTCAATCATTACCTCAAGTTGGTAGTGGTTCACTAAATGGTGGATTCACTGGTGCTTCAGATGGACATAGTGGATTTAATGCTTTAGGGCATTTTAATGGTGATTCTACTCGGGCTCCTAAAGCAGTATTTTATGAAAACATCGTAGCACAAAATTCACAAGGATTTGACCCAACTGTAGCAGATGATGGTAAAAATGCATATGAAGAAGCTCTTGACTTACTTGCAAACCAAGATGAATTTGATATTAATTTAATCTTAATGCCAGGTATTATAGACTCTTTACATTCTTCTATTACGGCTAAAGCTATTGATGTATGTGAATCAAGAGGTGATTGTTTTGCAATTATTGACCCGGTTCCTTATGCTTCAACATTAACAGCAGCTACTACAAGAGGTGAAGCTAGAGATTCAAACTTCGCAGCTATGTATTGGCCATGGGTTAAAGTACCTGATTCACAAGTTGCTGGAACTCAAAGATGGGTGCCACCATCAGTAGTATTAGGTGGTGTTTACGCATTCAATGATAGAGTTGCACACCCGTGGTTCGCTCCTGCTGGATTGAATCGTGGTGGAATTACAACTGCTATTCAAGCTGAGAGAAAACTAACTCAAGGTAATCGTGATGATTTATATGATAGTAATATTAATCCAATCGCAACATTCCCTGGACAAGGGGTAACGGTGTTTGGACAAAAAACATTACAGAAAAAAGCAAGTGCGTTGGATAGAATCAATGTAAGACGATTATTAATCAGAGTTAAGAAGTTCATAGCTTCTTCTTCAAGATTCCTTGTATTTGAACAAAATACATCGGCAACACGAAGAAGATTCTTAGGAATTGTTAATCCATTCTTAGAAACTGTACAATCACAAAGTGGTTTAAGTGCGTTTAGAGTAGTTATGGATGAAAGTAATAATACACCTGATACAATTGATAGAAATCAATTAATTGGACAATTATTCTTACAACCTACAAGAACTGCTGAGTTTATTGTATTAGACTTTACAATACAACCAACTGGTGCTTCTTTTCCAGAGTAATGGTTAGTTAAAATAAACTAAAGAAAAGGGATTTATTTAAATATAAGTCCCTTTTTTTTATAATTACTGATATTTATATATGAATTAAAGGTTTAAGTACTTAATAGGAGAATTTAAATGGCTGAATTATTAGAACCACAAGATATAATGTTTACCCCCTTTGAGCCAAAGCTCAAA